CCTTGACGATGAATGATTGATGGTCCATTATTAATAACTCTTCTCCTGGTGGTAGTTTCATCTGTAGTGCCACCCCAGTTAGTTTCCCAAGAATCCCAAAGAATTGGACCAAACCCAGTTTGAGGGTCAACTTCCCCGTTTGCTACAAGTGCATCAAAAGTTTCATTATAGTCACCTTCTTGCACGATAGTTTTTGCTTCTAAACGAGTTGTATCCACCCAACTATCAGTTGATGGAGTTAACTCCATGGTTCCATTCCAGAAACTAATAAGGAATGGAGTAACACTTTCAGTTCTAGTTGCAAATGCTTGAGTAATATATTCAACTTCAGCATAATCAAGAGTTAGGACATCATCTCCTTTTCTTACATTGTTACCCTCAATAGCAGCAACACTAGAATCTGCATTAGGGTCTCTGTCAACAACAGGACCAAGAATCATGTCAACCGAATTGGTATAATGTTTTGGTCTAAGTTCGTTATACTTTATATCAAGAGAATTCTTAATATCAAAACTATCATCTTGAGTTTGGAATCCAGAGAAATTGTCTACGAAGAATCCTGATTTAAATCTGTTTAAACCTTCAGAATCAGAAACAAATAAGTTTGCAGTTTCTTTCTCCAATAAAGAAAGAGTAGTATAATATTCAAGACTTCTAATTCTATCTTCAAGTCTTTTGATATCCTGCATACGATATCTCTTATGCTGGTTAAATGCTAGTTTTGCGTCACTAACATTAAAGAGATATGGGGGTAATTCTATAGTACAAATTTCAATTGCATCATCAATAGGGTTTGGGTTTACCGGATCATCAGAAGGAGTTCCATAAACAACCTGAAATCTTCCATCTTTGGAGAGGAAAACTCTATCAATTCTTCCTTGATAATAATCAACATCAGCAGTAATAGCTTCGTCAGACGCTAAAATATGCTGAACCGATTGTCCTGCCCCATTAAAAACTCTCCCTGCAAACTCTAATGGAGATCTAACATTTTCGGCAACACTATATTCGGAAACTCTTGGTCTTAAATCAATAATATCACTGGTTCTATATCCATTAACTGTTTTGATTTCTTCAGAATAATCAAAGTTTCTATAAGAATCTACAGTTACAATATCACCATTATCAGTTGTATCAAAATACGCAGAGGTAAAGTAAACCTTTAACTGGTTTACTGGTGCGCTGCTCTTTACTTTTCTTTTTATAGATCCATAAGAATAAAGAGTTTCTTCTTGACCAGTTCTGAATGTGTAGTTTGAAGAAATATTGAAACTAGGTGTGGTTAAAACAGAAACTCTAGCATTAATATTAGACTCATCAAATTCAATAGTTTCGCCCTCAATGAGCACAGATTCATTTTTATAGATAAGAGAAATTGTAGATGCATCTACAATTTCAGCAACTATTGCTACAGCACCACTAGTTTGACCAACTATTCTTTCACCGATTAACATATCGGATGTAGTTGTAGAAGGACTAATGATGTTAAGAAGGGATACCTTAGGAGCAGAAGCGGTACTTGTATCTGCAGATTCAAAGATTCCTTGAATTGAGATAATGTCTGGAGAATTTAGCGAAATTAATTGGTCTTCAACTCTAGTTCCATATGGATAGTTTCCGTAAGTAAGACCATTATTAAGCGTAGTGGTTCCAATTCCAGATCCCTGAAGTCTAGATTTATCAACAATGATAGATTTTACTCTATCTTTAATTTTTACTTTAGACGTTGGATTTGTCTTTCTTAGAGTGGCAATCAGGGTTGCTCCACTATTATCAGTTCCAAGATTTCTAATCTGTAAAGATTTTCCATCTGACGATAGTTCAAATCTATCTGAACTAAGTTGTTCAGTTTTTCCATCGGATCTGATAAGAACATATCTCTCATCATCAAAAGGAAGGAAAGTTTCATTAGTTCCCGCTTCAGCCGCAACAGAGAGTTGTTCAGATGCAATGTCAACACTAATAGTTTTTCTAATAGTAATAACAGATTCAGCAATATCTACTGCTGATACGTTTGGTTTTGGTAAAAGAGTGTATAAAGTATTATCAGAAGATTTGGAAAGTTCTGTGTTGAGAACTTGTAGATCCGTAACATTTAAGGTCGTTGCAGGTAAGAATCCACTTGCAATTCCAGAAACAGTAGCAACGCCTTCAATACTAACAGTTGCAGTGCCAACACCAGTAACTCTGGCGATAATTGGGTCCTCAGTTAGTCCTGGAGTAGTATCAGTATACCTAACTAAATCATTTTCTTTGATAACTGTTCCGGGAAACAGTTGATTTGGAGCAGTAATCGTGCTAACTCCACCAGACTTGGGACTAATGGTAGCAATACCAACTGTAAACTTATTGGATTGGAGTATATTTGCACTGAAAGTATTAACTCCAGTGATTCCATCAGCAAGATCTAAGGTGTTTGAAGAACCATATACAGATTTTACGTTAGAAATTTTATTTTCAGTAACTGCAATAGCAATTCTTCCATCTTCAAGTCCATTAAAAGAGAGTCTTTCATTAGCAACAAAAGTTCCCTTACTATCATATACAGTAACAGCAGTTCCTGCACTTACAGGGTGTCTTAAAAAACCAGTAGCACCACTAGAATTTCCTTTTACAAAAGTGGGAACAGTTAGAGTGTGTGACTGATTTAAAGCAATTTCAGTTGTTGTCTGTACATCATACAGTGACAAATCCCACTGATTTGTATTTGCATTAGATACACTGTAAGATCCAGATTCAAGTCTAAAGTCATATACTCTTGCAAGACCAATTTCTTTTCCTGGAGCACTTTCAGAGTTAACTCCAACTCTTTGATCTCGTAAACTTACAACGAAAGTATTACCAACTCCAACTGTAGGTGCTCTATAAACACTATTAATTTTGAAAGTTGCACCTGTATTATAAATGAAATTTTGATTTTCTAAAGTTTTTGTAGTTCTTGGTTTATCTACGTCAATATATGTTGTATTAAGAGTTTCAATTTCATACCCTTTTACATATGCTTTTCCAGGGGAGAGTTTGTAAAGAGCAAGATTATCAGTAGGAGTTACTCCTCCGGGAGTAAATTGACCTGCATTAAATATTCCATTGTTTCCAACTTGATTGTTTAGTGCCTCTGCAACAGAAACATCAAATGGTTTTACATAATAATGTCCAGACTCATCGAAAGTTCTTCTTGCCAGAATATCAGTCCAGTCTTTGTTATGATATCCACCTGCCAGATTTGTCTTTAAAGTGGCAGTTTGGATAACTCCATTAATTACAGTTGCAAGTAGAATAAAATTATCATCATTAAAGTCATCTAAAGGTTTTTTGAATAAACTTGCACTAACTCTAAGTCTGTCTGCACCAGGAGCAGCATAGTTATTAAATCCTTGAGAATTATCATTAAGAGATTCATCTAAATCTGCAGTAACGATTTCCTCATCAACGAAAAAACCAATCCTATAACTTGGAGTATTGCTATATTGATCAAGAACTAAAGTTTCTCTATTAACATTAACAAAACTACCCCTAATAAAGTAAACACCATTCTCTACAGAAAAAGCAGATCCAGTTGCAGCAGCATTAGATGCTATAGTGCTCGCAAAAGCAGATCCAACAGGAATAGTCGTATTACCAAGCAATCCCGAAATAATAACTTCATTGCAAGTTAATGTTTCTGCATCAAAAAATGTTTGGGTTTGATTGTTTGTTGTACTAGAACCCAAATAATTAATATAAAGGGTTATATTTCCATTCTCAGAATCTTCAGGTAATATAATACTATCAACAACAGCAGTTACACCAGATCTAACTCCAGTGATTTTTGTTCCGACTAACTGATCTACATACGCAGATACAGGAACCCCTTGAAAATTATTATCTAATTGAATTGCGTAATATAATCTAGTATATGCAGTGTTTCCAGGAATTACTTTAGCACCTTCTTTAAAAAAGTGCTGTCCAAATTTTTCAATTTGATTTTGCAGTATAGACTGAAGAGATGTTAACTCTCTTGCCTGAACAGGATATCCAGGTTTGAATAATACCTTATGGTAATCGTTAGCGGGATCAAAATCGTCAAAATATGGCGCTACGTTGAGATTCGTTTGTTGAGGCATAATTCTTTAGAACTGCAAAATAACTTTTATGTCTTCTTTTTGGTTTGACGATCTTGTTATAGATGGTCTGTTGTCAACGTAAATAATATTCCCAGAGTGTTTTTTAACCTCAGGGTTGGCAACACCGCTCGTAAAACTCTGACCAAGATAGTAAGTACGATTATTTATTACCGTAGATATACCAGTAAAGTTTTCATCTATATTTAAATTTGAACCAGTAGATGGCGTGATAGAAACACTTCCACCTGTTCCGGGAGTTGATGTAAATTCTGTTAAATCAAATCCATATGTGGGTTGAGTTTGTGCTGTTCCAACCGTATTAAATCCTGCAACACTTCTATCCTGCCAAAATTTAAGAACCCCAGTGGTCTGGTCGTAACTAACAACTCTTCCTACAGCAGTTGATCCTGTGGATACTGTTTGGGTAAAATATGCATCTGCTGTAAAGGTTGCAGTGCTGTATCCAGTTCCTACTAGTTTAAGCGCACTTACAGCAGATGCTTTACTCAATTCCAATTTTGAGGATGAACCAAACTGATCTGGATTTTCTACAACTCCAATTCTAGATATTTGATTTCCGGTAATAAAATCTGGATTTTCATTATCATTTTCAATTCTAGAATAGAGAAGAACATTGTATGCTCCCAATTCTCTGTAAATATCTGCACCATGTCCTCCTTGTGGAGGAATGATTACATCAAAGGTTGGTCTAGTGGTTCCTGTAGGAACTCCACCAGCAACCAAATCAATATTTCCATAAGTGTATCCAGAACCCTGATTAGAAACAATTACTTGCCCTACTTGTTGATTACCATCGATTACAATAGTACATTCTGCTCCAGTTCCATCTCCTCTAATAGGAACTCCTGTATAAGTTGCATTTGCTGTTCCTAAACCAACTCCACGATTGGTAATAGTTGCAATTTTGATACTACCATCAATCGAGTTATCTCTAACTGCTGCATTAGTAGTTGCAGTTCCCCAATTTGCCGGAACGGGCATATATTGGGTAGACTCAAATTTTACTACCTGACTAGGTTTAATAGTATACAAATACTTCCAAATATATCCATCTCCACTAGTTCCTGCACTTCTTGGTTCCAAATCAGTGAAAGTTGGTTCATCCAAAGATGCCTTTCCTGTAGGATTGTCTGGGTCTATTCCATTGTGTAGGCAAATGTAGACTCTAAAATCACTATTCATTACAAAATAATTTGCAAGATATAATGAAGTTGACCCAGAAATCTTTGCCGTATTAGTTCTACTATAGTCATGACGATACATGTCATAAGCAGTACCAGAACTCCATGTTCTTTTTGGAACTACTTGATTTGCATCAGAACTTTCGATTTTCTTGAGAGCAATCATTGTATCCCAATAATCGTTCTCTTGATCGAAATTATCTTTAGGTGCAGGAGGATCATTATCCCAATCACTTTGATAATCTGTAGGATTAGGTAGACCAACAAAAGAATAATAAGAGTTGCTGGAATTATTCACTCCAGCAATAAAATTCTTTGCGTTTAATATCCTAATCTGATCCGTTATAATAGCAGCCATTTGACGCAGGTTTTTCTTTATTTATTAGGAGTTTGCGGTATAATTTTTAGACTTCAAGAAGTTTGTTCTAATGACTCTAGTTGAAGTAGTTATACCAGAAGTGTATGCAGTGTAAGAACTTGTGAGATCTCTTGAGGAAACATCAATTCTTCCCCAACTAAAGTCACCGAAACCAGTATCAGAAGTTGTGATTCCAGTACTGTATCCCGAAGGAACAACGGTAGCATCAACAAACAATCGCTTGACTGTCGTTGATATTCCAACAACATCTCTTTCTAATGTCTCTACACTAGAGACCTCGTATATTCCATCAAATGTATTCCCCATACCAACGTTAGACTTCTTAATCATGAAGTAATCATTTGACTGAATCGAAGTAATTGTTACTGCAGTTCCAGCAACAACAGTGTTTCTGAGGAAAGAATCATATGGAATATGAATATCAAAAATAAATTTAGGACCAGCAGTGGTTCCAAATCCAACAATAATACCATTATCACCCGAATAAGTATTTACACTACATGCTTCTTCGGTATGTCCTGGAGGAGATATAAGAACAGTAGGTACGCTTGTATATGTATAACCAACTCCAGGAGAGGTGATTGCAACACCAGTGACAGTTCCGCCAGCACTTATGGTTACTGTGCCAAATGCTCTAGACGCAGAGGTGTAACCAAAACTTACTGTTGCAGTGCTATACCCAACACCACCGTCAGATATTACAACAGAGGAAATAGTCCCGAATCCAGAAATAACTGCTGTTGCAGATGCACCAACTTTTGGTTCTTGAGCAACAAATTTAATTTTATCTTGGAACTGTAAGTTTGCTGCCTCGTTTTGGGGATTAAATAGTGGTCTCAGACTATCAACATATATTGCAGTTGAACCTACGCCAACATTTTTAATAATATATGCTGTTGGATTAATGACGGGTTCATAAAGTTCCCTATCTTTTCCTGTTGGAATACCATCAATAATCTTATCTTCAGTTTGTCTGCACCAGGTAACTGGTCTTACTAAAGTTACATCATTAGTATTTCCTGGTCCAAAGTAAGGATTTGTTGCAACATTACCAGTTGAAAGAATATTAAGAACACTTCTTTCATCTTCATCAAGACTTTGTGCCTGAGAACCTGCCATATGTTTTAGTTGTAACGTATCACCTTTCTTAACCGTTTCGATCACATCTCTAAAAATAACATCACTATCACCATTTCCTTTATAGAAAATAATGGTAACAATATCACCAATCTTTAATGCTTCAGTAAAGGTGAGTGTGCTTCCCCCTGTAAATACATATCCTGCACCTGGTTCTTGTAAAATATCATTTACAAAAATAATTAATACATCTTGAACATCGATTTTTGAACCTGGAGAAGAAACAATTGAAGTAATTGCTCCGTTTAATTTCAATGGGAAATCTTTTCTTGCTCCATCAATGAGATCTTCAATATTATCAAGAACTTGTAAAGTTCCTACAGACCAACCTGCAAACTTATCGTCTGCAATTTCATCGACAGTAACTTGGAACTCGTTTCCAGAATAAGATGATGTGGTTGGTATTCCTGTTGTTCCTCCGATTGCAACTGTTAATATAGCACCATCTCTATAACCATATCCAGTATTATCAATTTCAAAATCAATAACGCTAGAACCATTACCAACTACAACATCGATAGTTGCTTCAGTTCCAACTCCAGCAGCAGAAGAAGAACTGTAGAATAAACGCATATTGGAATACGATACAGGATCATCAATAACAATATCAATTGGTTTTTTAACCGTTCCACATCTTGCATAGAAATGTGTGCGAGTGGAAATACCCGTGTTTATTTCAAAATTAGTACTATCAATAATTTTGAGAACAGTTGATCCCTGTGATGCGGGATCAAATCCACTAGCGGAGTTGTTACTAGATCTTGGTGCAATAAGAGCAGGTTGTGCCACTCCACCACTTTGATAGAATGTTGGGACAGTAGAAACTCCAACGTTTATAACAAATACTGTGGTACTGGGAACAGAAGTTACTTTAGAACCACAATATGCAGGATCAGTTGTTCTTGGATAAACGTGAGTAGAAGATCCGCCGTCTAAACCACAAGTAAATGCTAATCCAGTAAGAATAACGTCACTCTTTTGTCCTGTAGTGGAAAGATTGTGAGCAGATGATGTGGTCACAGTCATGATACCACTTATATTATCATAAATGGCATTACTTACATTGACAGGACCAGAACCACTATAATCGCATGTAAATGCAATTCCCGAAACAATAATCTCTTCACCAAAAGATAAACCATGTGCAGTAGAAGTTGTAACAGTTGTCAATCCAGTTATGGAATTATATCCAACGTTTGATATGGAACGAGGTGCATAGAAAACTCTATCAGTTGTGATAGCTACTGAAGTTATATTACCTGCAGAAATAGAAGCGATTCCCACTGGGATAATAGTAGATCCCGTGACATCTGGTAGTTTTACTCCTACAGAAACATTTGTCTGTATTCCAGATCTATATCCAGAACCACTATTACCAATTGATACTGAAGTAATCGTACCAGCAGAAGATACAATTGCCGTGCCACCCGCAGCAACCAGAGGTTGATAACCAAAACCTTCAGTTGAACCGACAGATACAATTACTCCACCTTTAGGGAAACTAGAAATACCTACATCAGGTCCAAGAGGAGTTTGTGGAGAAGTGCCATTAAAGGTTACAGAAGTAATTCCAGAACTCTCAGACAAAGTATAATCTTTATCCGAAGAAGGAACTTGGAAAATATCATTAATTAGAACGATTGCATTTTCGTCAGTAATTCCCGTTATGTTGCTACTAGATTGTTGTAAAGCAAACTGATTAGTAACTCCATTAAAACTGTCGTTAATATTATCGAAAATATAGTTTTTATTATAAGAGTCATTGGACCCGCCAGTTATTCCAGACCTAATAAAACTTCTTCCTTGGAAAGTAGAACTTGTTGTAATTCCAACATAGTCTCTTTCATCTGGTGGATTAGTTGTGGAACCAATGGGAGTATTTCCGAAAGGTGCTTCTACAAAATTAAGGACATTATCTACAACATTATAGTTTCCTGTAATTTTAGTAACTAAATCATGAGTTCCAGCAGCAGCAACTTTAGTCCCCAACCATCCTCTGCGGACTTTTATGAAATTAGTGCTGCCAATACCAACACCTTCAATCTTCATAATCTCACTACCAACCCTGATTAGATCAGATCCAAAGAATGATGTTATTCCACTAAATTTAACTATGTTTTCAAAGATTGTTGTATTAGTGGACAATCCTGTAGTTACTGAAGTAGCAACAATAGGAGATTGTATAAGGTTATCAATAGCAACCATAATCTTAGCATTCTGGTTAGTTGCTACGAATCTATGAGAAGTTCCAATACCAACACTTTCAAGTTCTACTATTTCAGGGACCTCTTTAAGTGCATTTTCAGCACTAGCAGCAATTTTAATATTGTTGTCATCAACCTTAACTGCAAAGATATTTTCTCCAGGTAAGAATGTTGTATTTGAAGCACCAACGAAGGATGTTGTAGCGATTCCAACAGCAGAGGAAGCAGTTCCAACGTGAACGTATTCAATTTTCTCACCACTTACAAAGAAATGATTTGGAATAGTAATAGTATTATTGGTTACATTAACAACAGAACTATCATTACCCGTGAAGTATCTTTCAAATATCTCATTCGTTTCATGTGTTAATCCAAATGATCTCTTAATATCGGATTCGGTTCCTTCATAAGTTCCAAATTCTCCACCAATAGAAGCGTTGCTGAAAGTAATCGCAACTCCCAGAGTAGTGTCTTGATCAAGAGTAACTGCATTTTTAAATACGGTTACTTTTGTAGCAATACTTGCATTTGGAGTGAACAAAAGAGAGACCGTACCAGTACTATCAATACTAGTTCCAAACGTTCCTAATCCAATACTAGTTTCAATATTACCATACTCAGTAAAATAAGTATCATATGAATTAGTCGCGTCAAGATAATCATCAACAACAACTAGTTCAGAAATCTGATATCTGCCATTAGTGGTATCAGCAACTTGCGCTATAAAGTATGCAGAGTCGTAGTCATTACCATATTGAGAGACAGTTGTAACTCCAGGAGTTCCAGATGCAGAAATACTAGTTGTCCTTCCATCAATTTCAGCAAATTGTAATTTAGTTGTTCCAATTCCAGAAGTATTTTCAGATAATGCAACTTGAACGGTATTTACTAAACATGTAGTAGCAATACCCACTCCAGGATGGAAATCAATTTCCAAATTGCTTCCTGATATTGCCGCAGAGTAAGTTCCAAGTCCTGCACCACCAGAGAAAGAGTCAAATCCTCCGGTAGTTAATTGACCAAATTCAAGCAACTCTACTGTAGTTCCATCATGTGTAACATTAAGTTCAACCATCTCAAATTTATCATTCTGCGTAGAGTCTGGATTAATAGATACCAAAACTTTAGCAGAGTTATATGTGCTTGCTATTGATACAATCGTAGAACTAGAACCGGAAGTAACTTCTGTATTAGAAGTGTCTACTAAAACACCGCTGCCAAAATAACTAACTCCAGTTCCTACAGTTGCAATACCACTAATATTATAAGATAATGTAGTTACATTAAAATCATTAATAGTAGACTTAGTTGGATAGAATAGTAGTTGACCATCTGTTCCAGTAACAGAGAAGTCAAAAGAACCTTGATCATATTGAGTTTCAATTCTTCCATATTGATTCATATATGCTTTTACGCCATCATGAACCAAATCCACAATAAGAAGTTGTCTTTCCTGAGTATATCTCTTATCTCTAACATAAGTAACATATTTTAATGCTCTTGCATCAGAGAGATTAAATGTATTAACAACACTAAATGGAGTTAATCTTGGCTCACTATTAAATTCTCCACTAATATCATCAATAGAAAGAACCCTGTTTCCGACAGATTCAAAATAGTCCGTTAAGATTCTATTGGTAAATATCATTTCATCGGATATTGTTCCCGAGTTAATATTATTTTCTGTCACCAAATCAAAGTCAGAAACGCAATTTAAGTTACCAAATCCACTCAAATCATTTACTGTATCTACAGATCCAAGTTCAGTGGATAGTCCAACTGACATTTGATTAGAATTTGTAGACTCTAACTGATAATCTGCGAATTTTTTGTATCCTAAAGTGTGGTTGGTTGATGATACAACGTCATTCCAAGTATCATATGGTACTTCAGACTTCAGAGAATATGAGAATTTTTGATAATAAAAATTGTCTTGAAGTCTTTGAAGGTTATAGTTAAGTTCTCCAGAATCACTTTGCCATCCTCTAACAACTTTTGATGATGCATCATATTCAAGATAAGTTTCAAATGAAGTTATAGAAGAAGCAATACTAACAACTTTAGATGATTTGCCAGTTATTTTTTCTCCAACTATAAAGTTGTCGTTAGAAGATACTCTAACAATAGATGTAATAGGGTTCCAATCTTCAACTACTCCAGTTGCAGATTCTGAATCAACAGTTTCTCCTATAATGTAATTATTAAGAACTAAACTACTTTGGAAGAGGGGGAAATGTTTTTGTGCCGTTATTCTTGCAGTGGAATTTACAGCATCAAACTGACCTGGAAATTCATCTTCTTCAAAAAGATTGGACATATTGAATCTAACCGACCCAATTCCGCCAAGATTAGAACTGACCTCAGTTAGTTCAAATAACTTATAATCATATCCAGAGGAATTGTAGTTTTGTCCTGTCGATCCAACTCCAACACTTACATTTTCAACTAGAACTTTATCGCCAACTGCAAATGGGAAACTATTTACCGTGCTAAATCCTACAGATAAAGTTACCAGTGCATCCTTAGTTGTAGGGAAATATTCAATTGTACTAATTCCTACTCCAGAATCAGTAAGTGTTGGAATAATTGTAGGACTTAAATTAGATAACCCATTCGTATTCTTTAAGATTTTGACCTCAGAACTTCCAAGAGTCATCTTAAGATCTACATCAGTTACAGGTAACTTAGTCTTCCCATCGATTACAACTAGTTTTGGTGTTATGGAAAATCCTCTCCCAAAAGAAGTTATACCAACAGATTGTAATGTTGCTAATGGTTCAATACGAATCGATTGTGGAAAAAGTAATCTGGGTTTTAAAGTATTGTCGGAAGGAAGATTGAATCCAATATCTTCAATAGAAACAGATTTCAAACTGCCAATAGTAGAACTTTGTGCTTCTAAAATTGCTCCATCACCAGAAACACTATTAAGTGTAGAGATTCCTGGTAAAGCATAATAATTTCTACCTGGGTTTATGATATCAATTTTGGCGATTGGACCTTCGGTATGAGTACAATCTGTTTCATAAAATATTTCAGAGATAGTTGACGCATAAGATACACTTTCTGGAAATTCACTTAAATCATATAAGAAAGAAGTCGTAGACCCCACAATAAGTCTATGATTTCCATTATATCCACTACTTACAATTTTTAATTCACTTCCAGAAATAACATCATCATCAGTCGTTATTTCAGATTTAATAGATGGTAGACTTGCATTATAGACTAAATCAAGTTTGTAGAAAAGACTCTCTGGTAAATTAGAACTTACTCTTAAAATAGATTCTGCACCGGCAGAACCAACTTGACCTAAGGATGAATATTCAAATATTTTACTATCATCGGATTTATCCCAACTAATTTTACAGTCTTTATCTCTGTAAAGGTTTAACTCAAATGCAGGATAGTTGGATCCCAATACTGAATATCCAAGAGAAGAATCCGAAAGATCAAAAGTGACTGTGGAATCTTTGTATAATGATAATGGTGGATTAATTGGATTAATATTGCCACCAGTTAATCCAGTACTAGCAACTCCAACTGTGACTGGAATGTCTTTAGTAGCATCATAATAATTATTGGATAACTTAAAGTTATTATCATCTACTCTAGAAATGTAATAAATGTTTTCATTGATTAATCCTTCAGAAACATCACTACCAATTCCAACATTGTAAATTACTTTTTCTCCACCATTAAACTTATGATCGGGAATATTAATTGCTCCAGTTGACGTGTTAATCCCAGTAGAAGAAAATCCAAGGGGATTGAAAACAACATTTCTATTGTGATCATTATATTTTACAGTTATATTATTGTTTGTTCTGGGATTGACAAATACATCTACTCTATGTTTTGGACTGATTCCATGCGCTTCTGTTGTATTTACAGTGACAGTGTTTTTCTTTATCTCTCCAGTTATTACCGTATGATTAGTGGTAAAACTATGAGAATTGCCAACACCAACACCTTTGAAGAACAACGTTGAAGACCCTCTATGAGAGGCAGCAACACCGACAAAAGTTCCCGTGGTCCCAAGACCAACCCTTATTGTCGCAATTCCAATAAGGTCATCATCTACCTTAGCAACAAATACTTTGTCTCCACTAGCAAGAGTTGTTCCTACACCAACATTAGTCTCATCTTGAACATAAAGACCTGTCCCACCATTTCCTGTGGAGTAAGTTAATTGATCTCCTGTTTTAAAACTATGATTTTTGAAATAAAGTGTTTTGGTTGGAATAAATTTTTGGGTGATACCTGCACCTGGATTTGCAAAAGAAAGTGTAGAACCAATACCAATTCCAGCAGTAGTTCCTAATCCAACGGTTTCAGATGGATCAAAGTAAACCTCTTCATTTCTTGTAAATTTGTATGTTGAAGTAATACCCGTATTAATATTAAGATTTCTAGAATCCTCAATAAGAAACTTACCGATAGTGTGTCCGGCAGAAACAGTTCCACTAACCGATCTTAAAACTCTCAATCTAGAGTTTTCAAAGTCTACATTAAGTACCTTTACTTTCTCTGTTCCAATACCCAAAACATCATTCACCTTAGTATTAAGAATATCACCAGTTACACTAAAGTAAGTAACTAATCCAGTTACCCCCTCAGTTCCAATTGCAACTGCGGTTGTTCCAACTCCAGCAAGACGAAGCACATTAGAAGAGATTCCTACTGTGTATGTTCCCTCAATGCCACTAGCATTTGTTGAAAGTCCAGTAATTCTTATTACATCTAAGTTTTGAAACTCATGAGGATTATCGCAAACAACTTCATACGTTCCAGAAGATTTGGGATATATTTCTACTCCACCAATAGAACTAGTTGCTACACTAATATTAGAAACTGGTTTACCTTTTATTTTTTGAATTCTAGCGTAAGCACTGTCTCCACTAGTCCTACTATTATTAAATACTAGAGTTTCGTTTACTTTATAATTGTTTCCACCAGTCAAAATTCCAATAGAATCAATAGTTCCTGGAGAAGCAGCATTTATTTTTGCCGTTTGATTAAATTTATTTGGAATGAACAGATAAGGATATTCCTGAGTTTCTTCAATTAAATTCAGTGGATTAGTGTTTCTTCTTAGATCGCTGGTTTTAAAATCAAATTCATCTTGATTTGAGGAAGGATTGAAATTAAATTCATCTGGAATAGAGTAGTAATTTTCTCCTATAATATATGGAAAAACGGGTTTTTTGTATTTTTCAAATACTCCAGATGCTTCGGTCTGTAAATCATTGACCGTCATATAATATGCGTAAGTTCCATTAGGATAATCTGGAGTTACTCCAAATCTTCCGTTATTTTCGTCAAGAGTTGAAACATCAGTAGTTTTAGTGTGAGTATAATCTTCAACAAAGAATCCTTCAGGATATATTGAAAGTGGTGGTCTTCCTGATTTTAAATCAAGAGAATATCCAGATTTTAATTGAGTTACTGCACCACCAGTTTTTGTAGTATATCCATATGGACCATAAATTGGATTACCATCATAAGCAAATCCTAAAATAGGAGAGTGTTGATCTGAGTCAACTTCTATACTACTTACTTTACGAAGATCGCTTTCTCCATATAAAACATCTCCTTCTGAATTGACAGAATATGTACTTTCTCTTAGAACTCTGGGGGGATAAAGATGAAAATATTGAAGTTCATAATTTGAAGGTGATACTATACCATCATCTTTAGTAAAGAATGGTGTATTTTTCTCAAAAATATTTACTCTCCAAGTTTTGAGATTAGAATAGAACGCTGGTTGATTTTCAGTTTCAGAATTAGTTTCAACAGTAATTGTAGTATCCGATTTATCATATCCACCACCAGGTTCTAAAACTCTAATTTCTGAAAGAGATTCATTTACAATAATAGGTATTAAGACTGCACCAACACCAACACCAGCAATTCTAAGATCTGGTGTTGATTTATATCCAGTCCCAGAATTTAAAACTATAACTTGAATAATCCTTCCATTACTGATAACTGGTTTTACTTGAGCATTTTTTCCACTACTAATCGTAATGGTTGGTTGACGGTCGTAATTTAATATTTCTGAAGATCCATAACCAACTCCATTATTTTCAACATGAACTGATGAAATTTGACCTCTAACTATTGGTTGAACACTTGCTTTAAAAGTTTCTGTTCCAACAGAGGATATTCCAACTTCTCCAATCAAAGTTGCGGTAATATCTGGATAGTTAAAAACATGTGTTCCTAAACCAACAGATTTAATATCTTCATACTGCTTAGTTCTATAATAAAATTCCTTATCTGAACTAACACCAACTGCGGAAAGTCTAAAAGAATCAGTATCTCTACTGGTTACATAATATTCTGTATTGTTTGTAAGACCTTCTGCAACAGAACCTACTACAGTATATTTGATTTTCTCCCCATTTTGATAACCATGATTTTTAATTGTGATCACATTTGAGGAAGTATTGATTCCTGTTACATGTGCTGTTCTTTTTTTCGTTTCATAATCACTTCCACCATTAACAATATTAACAGAAGATACAATAGATTTTTTATTTACACTCTGAAGTGCATGTTTACCAATACCAAATCCAGTTAAATTTACTGTGTTTATACCGGATAAGGCATCTGCTTGAGTTGGGTGTAGTTTAACTGATACATTATCAGATACCGATATAAAGTATAATGCACTAGTATCCAAACCAACTACACATTCCTCATCAAAAGTTTTGTATATTACTTGTTCCGTATTTCTAAATTTGTGATATGTTGCAAACCCAATGGTATTATTTGTTAAAGATACTTTTGCAGATGCTTCATCTGCAAAGAACTCTGGGGAATTGTCAATCATTTTCATATTGACCGTGCCAAATGCACCTGCACCATTTCCACCATCAATTTTAAGAGTTGGTGTTGATAGATAATCAAATCCACCATCTAATACTCTTATTTCTCTTAAGGAACCAGATACTGCAATATGCCCAGTTGCCCCGGCCCCAACGGTATCACTAATAATTAAATTTGGAGGATTTATGACATCAATATTATTTGATGGCGATAAAATATCAATACTTTCAATAGCACCATATCGTACAACATCTTCCGATTTATAATTTAAAACTTCAACACCGTTAATTAATATTCCAGTAGTTCCTGGCAGTGTTTTACTTTTAACTCCCTGACTCTTTGGATCAATAATTTTTCTTAAGAGTTTTTGTGGTTTTAATGTTTTTTCAAAAGAAGTGTATGGTTGAATAATACTATCACTTACAGTTGTAGAACTTTCAACATCTATAAAATTCCCATTATTAATATCATCTCTACTCTTTGCAAATTTTAAAGTGAATCCATCAACTCTGGATATAAAATAAAGTCCATCATTAAATAGACCCGTATTTCTTTTTTGCCTAGTCCTTACAGTTCCTGAGGAATCAACATATTTTTCATCTGATGTACTCGCAGCATAGTAAACTGCATCACCAGTATAGAATCCATGTTCTATGCCTGGAGTTATTTCAAGTTCAGTTCCAATAAACGTTCCAGAGAAAGTTACTTTTCTTGGGGTAACTTCAATTGGTTGAGAATTATATGAAGGAATTGATGGAGATGCAACAATATATTCTCCATCATCATTTTTATATAAATTATCAACTCCAGTTGAAAAAGAAGTAATATTTGGGAAAGTATTTGAAGATCCTTTTTGTATCTTTCTTTGTATAGAAGAAACTTGAGAATTTTCTAAAGAACCCTGACCTCGTATTTTACAGGATTTTTCATTGTCGATACTAATTATTGTAGAAGAAACTTTTGTCTTATCTTTTAAAACTACAAAAATAGAATTGCCAATTTTAAGATAATGTTTAGATTTTAGTGTAATTGCATATGTAAAGTCTGATTTATCAACTAATTCTACTTTATCTACACCGTAATGGGGAGATACATTATATTCCCATTTATCTGTTTTAAAATTATTTTCGGAAATTCCATATGTAGTTACGTTTGCCGTGGTTCCTTTCACAAAGGAGTTAGTATTTTTTGGTAACTTTACTGAATTATATACAGAGGATACTCTTACCTTTATTATTTCATCTTGATTTAATTTTGATCTACCATATGAGAAAGTATTAATACCAACTATAGTGGCATCATCAATAATACCACTTAAATTTGTTACACCAAAGAACTGAGTTAAAGATTTGGAGGTATAAGATACAACACCAGTTGTAGTATCATTATAAGTTACATATAATTCTCCAGTGGTTCCAAACCCAACAGTGGAATCAACATCAAAAATGGTAGCACCAGAAGAAACTGCTCCAATAACTTTCGTGGATGGTTCTACTTGAAACTGACCATACTCTACTCCATCGACACCAATATCCCTATTATATCCCCCATCATAATTTAATTTGTAGAAAGTCTGCCCGTATCCAACTTCAATTTTCTCTACAGAAGTTATTGGAGCATATGCCCTATTAATATCTTTATCAAATTTATATGCATCTTGATAAAAAGTTGCCGTGTCTAAATTTTCTGGGTCTCCAGAAATAGGTTCTACAACCAATTGGTTTACAATTTCATATCTGGCATTAGATGGAGTAACTAAAAACTCCGATGGTCTAATGACAGAAACATCCTTATTATATAATGCCTTAAATAAAATTTTATAGGATTGATCAGTTCCTTTACTAAGATAAAAATCTTTAGATTGTTTTATAAAAATATTTTGATTAAGATCTTCAGTTAAAGTTCTATTCTCTAATCCAGGAAGAAGTTGATTTTTTGTTTTGAGTAAAAATTGCTTTAAAAATAAAATACTCAGGTTCTCAATAGTTGAACCTGCAGTATGATCATCATATTCGCTTTCTTCAAATATTAGTTCATTATTATTCGTATTACTCTTATATGAGGTAATTCCTACAAATCCTCTTCTACATCCAGTAAAAGAATAATCAGTTTTTCCAGTATATGTGATTATTTCATTGTCAATTTTAAGTAGTCCATAAGAATCTGGAAATCCAATTGTACCTGTGGGAGATTCTGAGGGGTCTACTTTAATTGTTTTATCATAAAAACTTAGATCACCTTGAAGGATGACAGATTCAACTACATTTGTCGTCTCATCTAATTTAATATACTCATCAATATTTTGAATTAGATCAACAGGTCCACTCTGATACTCTTGTCCGAGATAGTACTGCTTTAAAAAACTGGATACTAAAGGATAATCTTCCTGAACATATTGAGGAAGTTGACTAGAAACAACACTGTTAAGTTGGACTCTGTTTTTTGACATTTTATGGATTTATCGTCTTAGTATGAAGAACTTGATCCTGAGGATCCAGATGTAGATGTAGTTGATGTAGAAGAGGTTGAACCTGTTGTACCACTTGTAGTAAACGCCCCACCAGTGGTGCCTGTAGTCCCTTGTGAGGTACTTGTAGTAGATGTACTACCACCTGCCCTCACTAGATTACCGTTTACATAACTTGGCGATACAATGTAGTTTGATGCTGATGGGTCTAACCCGGAGGATATTTCATCAACAATCATTTCAACGTTGCTACCCCCTATATCTAGTTGCAAATAAAGATCCTGTAATCCGACAACATCATTGGATAAAGGAGTTGCCTCAACTTCTATAATTTGGACTCCATCTTTATTCTTTGCTGTAAGAATATTAACAGGATTAAGAGTTACAACTCCAGAAATATAATTAATAGTTCCAGCATTTCTTCTTACAATGGTAGGTGATTGAGAACCAATAGATGGAACAGTAAACAAAAATACCGTACCATTTATTCTATTAGTGTCGGGAAGGTCTCCCAAATACACCGGTTCATTAATACCCGCTATATTAAATCCTGAAGATTTGATATTGTAACCATTCATTGATTTAATATAGAATTCATTACCAAATCCAATCGAATATTCTGCAAAAGCATTAGTAACAACTCTCAAGTCTCTTCTCATTTTGACTGTGGTGATATTAGAAGTCACTGCTTCATGACTATCATCAATAATTTTCAAAAACTTACTATATTTAAATCTAGCACCATACTTATTCATTTCAGAAGATTCAGAATACTTATTTGCGTTATTCTGAACAATAGTAGACACTGCAGCTGCCGATGGTGCCAAGTTTGTGTTATAATAAACTTTACTATCAATTTCCAAATAAAGATATTTCAGATCCAAGATTTCCGGTACAATTCCTGCAACAGAATATTGTTTTAGTTTTGCTTTAATATTCTCTTTCATTAGATTTGGCAAGAAATCACCAAATCTTGGTTTTATACTGATAAAAACTTTACCATATTGAGGTGGAACTAACTCTTCTCCTCCAAAAACTGAAATTGACTCAGTTTCGGGATAAATTCTTGCTGGAATTAGTGTTTCATAGTCATTTGCAGTTAGTGCTCTGTTTTGAGAGGCATAAATGCGAGGTGCAAACTTTTTAATCGATTCAACACCTTCAATTGACTCACCTCCAGATGCCGTTATACCTGTTGTAAGTGCAGAAATGCCAGAAGTAACGACATAATCAGCAGAATTGCGATTATATTGAAGTCTTCCTGAGAATTTGAAGTTATTGACTCCATTTGCAGCATCTCCACTAGAAGTGATGTAACTTACGGTGATAAAATTAGAGTCTTCAAGTTTTTTACCAAAAATACCATCTCCAAAAATGACTTGATACCTTTCATCGTCAACTTCTTGAATAAAGTAAACTGTTGAATCGCCATCAATATCAAATAAACTGTTTTGGATACTATATTTTACATTTCTAGAAGATTGTTGGTTTGGTTTAACAGAAACCGTCATTAAATCACTATCAATACCAACATTATCCAGAATAAACTTTTGTTCTGGGTTTCTTGCGTTATAAGTGAAGTTAGAACTTACTAAATTACCTTCATAAATGGGAATATTGTTGAATTGTGCTGTATCATTGACAACAGGAACCGTAACATCCTCTAAAATCGAGAAAACAAACGATTGAGAACCAAAAGAACTAGAAGAACTTGCTACAACTCCTTTTTGAAGGGTAATTGTTGATGGTGTAGGTGAAAGATTACCAGTGTTAATAAAAAATGTGATGGTAGCACGGGCAGCTTTCCTTGATTTTGGTGTATACCCAATATTTCTTGCTAAAGAAACTACATTTTCTCTTAAAGTTGCACTATCAATGAAAACTTCATTTGCAACCATGTTTGCATTGTATGAAGTAATATAGGTATTGTATGCCAAAACATCAAGAATTGTAGAAAGGTTAGACCCTTCAAAATCATAGTCTGTAAAACTAGAATTTTCCTTTAAATATTCTCTAAGTGTTGTTTTAACCTGATTAAAATCCAGGTTAGTGAAATTTGATAGTGGCATTTTTTACCTGGTTGGTTGCAAAACGAAATCTAATGATTGTGGTGGTATATCGGCACCAATGATGCTGTATACTATTGCTACATTCATTATATTTCCGTCATAATCTGGAATAACAAATACATCTGACAATTTAACTCTTGGTTCGTAGTTCAAAATAGATTGAACTATCTCGTCTCTAATATTAGAAGCAGTGACAGGGTTAATATTCTCAAATAAAAACCTGGAGACGCGAGAACCAAAGTCCTCATCAAAAAATTTCTCTCCAGGTTGCGTAAATACGATATTTTTTACTGAACGGGCAATTGCAGTCTGGTTTTTAAGCGTTACAAGATCATCATTCAGAGGGTTTCTCTGAAAAGTCATGCTTACATCTTTAAAACCTTGACTTACCCGTTGGATCGGCACACGAATATAGCGATTATATTTTATTTATTAAGGATTAGGATCAAAAATTTCACCCTCAACGTCCAAATTGTCCTTTTTTGCGGTCAAGTCGTCGTTTTCAATCTCTTGAAGTACTTTTTTAACGGGTAATGACCAATAATCAGAGGTTAAACTCGTTGTTCCCCATACTTCACGCATAAAATCTTTATTTCTATTCGGATAAAGTTCATCAGACATCGGTGTTTTCCTCTTTGTTGGGTGATTCTTCACGTTCTTTAGCAGTTTTCCAAAAATATTCATCTTCACGACCCATACCGAGACGCTCAAATCCATTTTCAACTTGATAATATTGAGTTGATACCTTAAAGTCAGGCATTTTTGGTTCGACAGGTGTCAAACTGTTATCAAAGATACGCATTCTATTGTTTGGATACAGTGCATATTGTCCATTCTCTAGTTCAATTAGATTATGTGACTTATGCTCTGCGGGATTTTCACTTGTAGCATAGTCAACTACTTCAGGATCTTGATGGTAGTTATCTATAGTACAAATATATGTACCTTTTTGAATACCAAAGTCGCGAGTATACAATTCATAGTCCATAGAACCAATGAATTGTTTTGTAATGGAAACTACACCATAGTCCATACAGTTCCAAAACTGTAGGTTGGGTAGATTCATATCAGGACTTGGTGTTTCAGGTGATGAAACAAATGCACTAATCGGTAGTTTATCGTACATTGCAGCATATTCAGGTAAATATGTTTCAAAATAAAAAGTGCGCCCAGGTATCGACTTACACGATACCCAGACGCCTTTCACATATTCACCATGACCACTTTGGTGATCAGTCAAATATTCTTTACGTACCCAGACCTCTACCGAGGGGAGGTTGCAAATAAGAGCAGCCATTATGTATTAATGTATCTGCTCTATTTACCCTGCCCACGATAACGCTTTTTTGCTTTGTTGCGAGAAGTCGCGGATAGTAAGGTATATTGTGACTTACCTTGACGAGTTTTTTTCGGCTTACCTTTAACGTAAGTACCGCCTTTCATCATCATAACTGAGTACCTCTTAGATTACGCGAGTTTTTTCGTGACCAACTCTGATACGAGGATCGCACCAGATATCAAATCCAGCTTCCTTTGCATCAAGACAGAATGAGACATCCTCACCACACATGTCCTGTACATTCCCACTCTCAAAGACTTGCATCTTAGGAGCAAACCAAGGATATTCTAGATTCTCAAAGACTCCCTTCTTCACTAATACCCATCCAAATCCAGTGTAATCAACTGTAAATGGTTTCTTACGCTTCTGAATGGAATCGACAGTTTCGTGATTCATCACTCCACCATTAGTGCGGAACTCTTCTTCTTCTAACCAATGAGCAACTGAAGTTGTGTGTCCATCTTCAGTGGCATACCATCCAGAAGTAATTTCCTTCTCTGCACCTTCTGCAGGAACAGCAAGATCGCAGAGTTGCCAAAACTTATTTGTATCGAATACGATATCTGAGTCAATCCACAGTTGATAATCATATTGTAACTTTCCATCCCAAGGAATCTGCTTAGGACCACGTAGGACATTTGCACCTAAACACTTACAACGTGCAAAGTTAACCATTGATGAGTAGTCTTGACTGATCTGAATACTCATACCATTCTGTACCATGTCAAAGCACAGTTGTACGAAGTTCTTTAAGAAGATAAAAGAACATCCTCGTCCAGGAAGACAAAATACAATCGTCTTTCCTTTCATCCTTTCCTTAATCGCTGCAATGTCCCACTCAGGTGTCTGAGTCTTCTTGGGTGCATTTGCTTTTACAGTAAATCCTTTTGCCATGTTTTTGAAATTACTTCAGTTCAATTATATCAGTGATTATGTAGTCTGTCAATATGATTCGTCTCCTAGAGGTTCTGTAGAAGAACCCGTACTACAACCTCCATGGTGCCGAATTACTTCCTCATATGATAAATCCTCAAAGGTATAATCAGTCTTCATTAGACCAACCATACCGTTGAGGGCATTCCATGTTTGATTAAATTGTAACTCACTTAGATTGTTGTATATACACTCTTCTTTTACATAAATGTGATAAACCTTTTCCATTGGTTTTTTACCTCCGGGAATTTTTTTTGGGCGCGGAAAAATATTTTTGTTTTATATATCTAAGTCGAAATGTCACCTCTGTAGGTTAGGGTAGTATGCGGTTTTTATATACGCCCCCATAAAACAAAACAACTGTTATATCACCCCTCATCATATCACGGAGGATCGCTGTTGTCAACCCCCGTGTTATAAGACTGCTAAGTGATACTAACTGTTCTGAGACTAACTGTCAGAAACTGCCATCAAACTACCACCGGACAGGATTACTCAGGTCCTCTACGTAACTATCAATCAACTGCTCATTTCCTTCCAGTTCAAATAGACTCTCCCAATCAATATTATGTGGGTTGAAGTCTTCCATCACCTCTAAATCCAGGGTGATTCTGTAACGTTGTTTCTGTGCCTGACTGATAGCGACTGACATAAGTGGTGTCCTGGTGGTGTGACTTTACTAGTATAGACTGCCGGAGCGATATTGTCAATCTTCCAATCAGTATTTATAAGAAACACTGATATTTTTGTACTGTCAATCCCTGGTAAAACTTATCGCCGCCCTCTTGACATTTCTGCGCGTTCGTGATAGACTGCTGGCAA